GTACAGTACTTACCTAGACGCAAATCTGTATATGGTGAACCTGACGGTGCATTGCTAGAAGATAACCAGAAGATTGTAGGCGCTGTAACTCGTGGTATGATTGATATCATCGGTAGAAGTGCTAATGGTCAGATGGGTATCCGTAAGGATGCACTAGACGTAACTAATGCACGTAAGTTCGAACAAGGCGCTGACTATAAGTTTAATGCTAATGTAGACCCTAGACAAGCTTTCCATATGGAGACGTACCCTGAGATTCCAGGTAGTGCTCTTAATATGCTTAACCTACAGAATAACGAAGCTGAGTCTCTAACTGGTGTTAAAGCATTCAGTCAGGGAATCAGTGGCTCTGCATTAGGCGCAACAGCTACAGGTATTCGATCAGCATTAGATGCTACTTCTAAACGCGAGCTAGGTATCTTAAGACGACTAGCTAATGGTATTAACCAGATGGGCCGTAAAGTGATTTCGATGAATGCTGAGTTTCTATCTGACCAAGAGATTATCCGAGTTACAAACGAAGAGATGGTTGCTATCAACCGTGAAGACTTAGGTGGTAAGTATGATATTAAGCTTAACATCTCAACAGCTGAAGCAGATAATGAGAAAGCTCAAGAGCTGTCCTTCATGTTACAGACTATGGGTAACAACATGGACCCAGCTATGTCACAGATTATATTATCTGATATAGCTCGTTTACGTAAGATGCCTGACTTAGCTAAGCAAATTAAAGAGTACCAGCCACAACCTAATCCTATGGCGGAGCAGATGCAACAATTAGAGATGCAGTTACTACAAGCTAAGATTGCTAATGAGTCTGCTAAAGCTCAAGAGAACCAAGTTGATGTTGGTCTTAAGCAAGCTAAGACAGTTACTGAGAAGGCTAAAGCTAGAGGTATGGATAGTTCATCTGACCTTAATGACTTAGACTTTATCAATAAAGAATCTGGAGTTTCTGATGCTAATAAAGAAGAGCAGATGAAGATAGCTCATGCTTTAGAGATGGAGAAAAAGTCATTTGATAGAAGCCAGGGTTTAGAAAACAGAGCATTAGATGGTGTAAATGCCTATAATAACCAACAGTAGTATGTTAGTATGATGTAAACACTAGTTGCTTTTATTACGTATTGAGGAATGTAGCTAGTGTAAATGGAGGGTAATTGTTAGGAACCGTGATATAATCGCGAAAAGTAACTTTACTTGTTTTTTGATCTCAATATGAGGACACACGATGAACACAGAAGAACAGTTAGACTATTTAGATGCCAATATGGCAGAAGCGAAACATTTTATAGATGTTAAGAACAGCTTACTTAAGCTACAGAAGAACAAGGACTTTAAGAAAGTGGTAATTGAATATTACTTTAAAGAGGAAGCAGCAAGACTAGTTATGGCTAAGAGCTCTAACTTGGATGAGGCGCAACAACTAACAATAGATAAGATGATCTATGGTGTTGGGTCTATTGCTAAATTCTTTGACAGTGTTCTTCAAAGAGGCGTACAAGCAGAACAGTCTTTATCAGAAGATGAAGAGTCTAAAGCTAGTATCCTTCAGGAGGGCTTAGCATAATGGCATTAGATAACGCACTAGGAATGACAGACGAAGAATTCCTAAAACAAGATTTAAGTATGCTTGAGGATGAAATAGACGAAAGTCTTGAAGCTCAAGAAACTAACCAGATTGATGAACCTGAAGAAGAGCAAACTTCTGATAGTGAGTCAAATGAGGATGTAACTCAAGAGATTGAAGCATCCGAAAGTAACACCGATGAATCTGAAGAAGACGAATCAGACGATGTAGTAGCCGACTCAGTAGGGGATACTTTACTGAAGGATGAAACAGCCGAAGATAACACAGACCCAGAGTCTCAGGATACAGATGTAACTACAAATACCGAAATAGTTGACACGGATGGGGATACCCAGAAGACAGCTAAAATAGATTTTGAAGGAGCATATAAACGGATTATGTCACCGTTTAAGGCTAGTAAGAGAATGATGCAAGTCAACAATGTTGATGATGCGATTTCGTTAATGCAGAAAGGTGCTGATTACAATCAGAAGATGCAGTCTCTTGGACCAAATCTGAAGATAGTAAGCATGTTAGATAAAGAAGGATTGTTAGACGCTACTAAGCTGAATAACTTGATTGACTTGTCTAAGAAGAACCCGAAGGCTATTGCTAAACTTATTAAAGAAAGTGGCATTGACCCGTTAGATATAGATACTGATGAAGAGGTAGATTACAACCCTACTGACTATGGAGTATCTGACAAGGAGTTTCAGTTAGACCAAGCTTTAGATGATATCAAAGACTCCCCATCTTTTAATAAGACTATAAACATCTTATCTAAAGAGTGGGATTCTGAAAGTAAGACGATAGTGTCTGAAAATCCTGGGCTAATTAACATTATCAATGACCACGTTACTAACGGGGTTTACGATAGAGTTCAGTCAATAATTGACTCTGAGCGTGCAGTAGGTAGATTGAATGATGTATCTGATGTAGTAGCTTATAGGCAAGTAGCTGAATTCCTCCAAAGTCAGGGAGAACTAGTGTCGGAAGGACAAGGTAAGCAACCTTATCATCCATCTGTACCACAGACTAAAGCAAATAAAGGAGATACTGCAGCGCTTCAGCAAAAACGCAAAGCAGCAGGATCTACTAAGAAGACTACTAGCAACAAAACTTCAGCTAGTCCCGATTATCTAAAGATGACCGATGACGAGTTTATGAAGATGAGTGCTAATAGTTAATTTTATAGAAGCTTTATAGGAGAATATAATGGCTCAAGTATACGGAAATGGTTCCAACTCGACAATCGGTGCACAGGCTCGCACAGATTTTTATAACAAGAAGGCGCTAATTGCAGTACGTGATAAGCAGTACTTCATGCCTCTAGCTGATGTTACAGCTATGCCTAAGCATCATGGTAAGACTATTAAACAAGACGTTTATAAGCCTTTACTAGATGTCTTAAACGTAAACGATCAAGGTCTTGACGCTAGTGGTTTAATCATCACTAAAGATACTTTTTCAGCATGGAAAGCAGACGGTTCGCAAGTTACTGGTGGTACTGGTTGGACTGCACCATCTGCAACTACTGCAGGTTCTTACGACACTTCAGCTCACGCTTTAGCTGTTTCAGGTGCTACTGTTGCACTTAAGAACTCTGGTAACCTTTACGGTTCTGCAAAAGATATCGGTGCAATCGCTGACCGTCTTCCTGCATTGACTGAGAATGGTGGACGTGTTAACCGTGTTGGTATGACTCGCTCGCAAATCACTGGTTCTATCGTGAAACAAGGTTTCTTCACTGAATACACTCAAGAGTCTTTAGACTTTGATTCAGATTCAGAGTTGATGTCTCACATCACTGAAGAAATGGTACAAGGTGCAACAGAGTTAACTGAAGCTGCTTTACAAGTAGACTTGATTAACAATGCTACATCTAACGGTACAGTTAAATACCCTGGTTCAGCAACTTCTAAAGTTACTGTAGCAGCTGTAGCTGACTATGAAGACTTAATGCAATTATCTATTGCTTTGGATAACAACAAGACTCCTAAGCAAACTAAGATCATTTCAGGCTCACGTATGACAGACACTAGAACTGTTAACGGTGGACGTGTAATGTACATTGGTCCGGACTTAATTCCATTAGTTCGTAAGATGACTGACATTTCTGGCACTGGTGTAGGTACTGGTTTTACTTCTGTAGAGAAGTATGCTGATGCTGCTAACATCATGAATGGCGAAATCGGTTCTGTAGATCAGTTCCGTATCGTTGTTGTTCCTGAAATGTTGTACTCTGCTAAGTCTGGTGCTTCAAGCGCTGACATTTACCCTATGCTTGTAGTTGGTGATGGTTCATTTACTACTATCGGTTTCCAAACTGATGGTAAGACTGTGAAGTTTACTACTACGCATAAGAAACCAGGTAAAGATATTGCAGACCTTAACGATCCTTACGGTGAGAAAGGCTTCTACTCTATCAAGTGGTACTACGGCTTCTTGGCTTTACGCCCTGAACGTTTAGGTATCATCTGGACTAAAGCTGCTTAAATAGAGCTTTAACCTTGGTAGCTCGTTAGCACGCAAGTGCGATGCGGGCTACCTCATTAATTCCGGGAGGAACTATGAATATGAACGAAATGACATCTAAACAGATAAGCGATAAGCTAGCCGAAAACGGTATTAAGATGCACTTTAACTCAAATAGAACAAAGCTTGAGGAAGCTTTGAATACAATTTTAAACAGTAACGAGGGTACTATTATGGAAGCAGCAACAGTAAGTAATACAGAAGGTCAAGTTATCACACCAGATATGCTAGATGATTTTAAATTTAACGGTGTTGAGTTAGAAGGTTTACGTGATAAGGATGCTATGGAAATGATCCGTGTTATCGTAAGACCTAATGACCCACTTAAATTGGAATCAGCGGGTGAAATTTTTACTGTGGGTAACAGTGATGCTAATGGTGGTAGAGCCGTTAAGAAGTACGTGCCGTACAACAATGATGAAGGATGGCACATTCCTAATATGATCTACCAAAACATCAAGGCTGCT